TTACAATTAAAATGTTAACATTGAAAATGTTATATACAATATAATATAAATAACATTTATAATGTGTTTTAACAATTTCCTATACTAGTAACGCTTATTCTTATTGCAACCCTACGTAAATACATAAATCATTGACAATGAGAAAAAAATCAGTAAAACTATATACAGATAATGTGTTAAAAAACTTTTATCATGCTGTCCGTACTAATAAATTAGATAAATTACATATCCCCCACAGTGATGTCTACTACGTAAGAGCAGCAATCCATGCTCGTAGTGGCAAAAAGTTTCCTCTTCAGCATGTCGAAAGGATCATGAGAGAGATGGGGTGGAAGGATACGTAAATGTACGAACTATTTGTATTGGCTTGTTTAATGCAACAGCCAAATATGTGCGTAACATTAAAAGATTTGTATAGTCCTCATCCGACTCACGATAAATGTTTAGCAAGAGCATATGAGATTGCACAAGGAATGCCTATTCATATGCCCATGTACTTTCCCAAAAGCTATAAATGCTTAGACATGGAAACAGAAGGTAGTAAAATAAATACAACATGGCAGAGAAAAAGAGAAAACGTGGAGGATTAAAAGGATTCACTCAAAAGAGTGGAGATATGCGACCCACAAAAAGTGGTGCAGGCATGACTGCCAAGGGTGTAGCCAAATATAGAAGGCAAAATCCGGGAAGTAAGTTAAAAACTGCAGTAACTGAGAAGAAACCTACAGGGAAGAGAGCTAAGAGACGTAAATCATTTTGTGCTAGAAGTGCAGGACAGATGAAAAAGTTTCCAAAAGCAGCTAAAGACCCTAATAGTAGGCTAAGACAAGCTAGAAGAAGATGGAGATGTTGACATGGCTTTAAAAAAACCGACTGATAAGCAGGTAGGTCTAAAAAAATTACCAGAAAAAGTGCGTAATAAATTTGGATACATGAATAAAGGTGGAACAATGAAGAAAACTAAGTATATGAATACTGGAGGTTCAGCTTCAAAGGGTATAAAGGGTATAACTTTAACTGAGTTAAGAGCTTTAATTAAAGATTTTTATCCTGACCTCAGTATGAAAGAGTTTAATGCCTTGACTAAAGGTGGTATGGAAGCTAAAAAGGATATGAATAAAGGTGGTGTAACAATGAAAAAATCTAAAATGATGAATAAAGGTGGTGCTTCAATGAAGAAGAAGACAAAGTACATGTCAAAGGGTGGTGCTACTAAAAAAACGAAGTACATGGCAAAGGGTGGTGCTTCGATGAAGAAAACAAAGTATATGTCAAGAGGTGGTGCGGCAAGACGTAAGTAATGTCTTATCTCATTAGTAACGTACCTCATTTCAAATGTTGGGTACGTAAAGAGTTTACAGCCAATCATCAAAAATACCACGGTGAGTTTCTTCACGCTATAGCTTTTGCTGTCAACACCATACCTGACAGATCATTGAGCTTTCAAGTAGTCTTTACAGGTTGTGATGAAGATGAGAACATTCATGGTGGTGCTATGTGGGCAAGAATGCCAATACAAGCACTTGTAGCTGACATACCAGTTGATGAATGGGCAGAACCTATGGAAGATCATCTATGTCAACCGTGGGATTGTGAGGCTAGAAATCATAGCGTCATTGTTATGGATAGAGTCAGTTCATCTCCTTGGCTCTGTAAAATAGATAACAAATTCTATACTGCAAGATATATGTTCACTGTTGACTACACAGAGAGTGACATAGCAGATGATCCCGCACAACACAAACAATCTCATGTGTTGTATCTTTTAGATGCCGATCAATGGACTGGGAATATCGTTGCCTTACCTAACAATAGAGTTAGAGCAACAAGTCCAGCATTATGGGTTACTGGAGAAGGTGCTCCTGACTTTGCTCCATCACAATGGCTACATTCAGCAGAGTCACATGAATCTTATCTAGACCCACATACAACTTTTAATAACTTGTACAATGACACAACCAAAAAAAAGAAATTATAAAAAAGAATATAAGAACTACCACGGTAAACCTGAACAGATTAAAAGAAGAGATAGCAGAAATGCAGCTCGTAGAATTTTAAAAAATAAAGGTGTAAACGTTAAGGGTAGAGATGTTGCACATAAAAATGGCAATCCTAAAGATAATAGGGTTGCTAATCTAACAGTTAAGCGTGCGTCACAAAATAGGTCTTTTAAAAGGACTCGTAATGCGAAAAAGAAAAACAAGAGGGCATAATGGCAAAACCAAAAAAGAAATCTAAGAGCACAGTAAATAAGGCAGGCAATTATACAAAGCCTTCGATGAGAAAAGCCTTATTTAATCGCATCAAAGCAGGAGGCAAAGGTGGTGCTCCCGGACAATGGTCAGCACGTAAAGCTCAGATGTTGGCAAAACAATACAAAGCCAAAGGTGGAGGATATAGAGGATAATGCCACATTACACAAAGAAACTAACAAAAGTAATTAAAGGATTGAAGAAAGCATCTAAACTTCATGCAGGTCAAGCAAAGACTTTGAGTAAAATTAATAAAGACCAAAAAAAGGGATACAAGAAAGTTGTCAAGAAAAAAAAGAGATCCTAAAGTTGGAACAGGCAAAAAGCCTAAAGGCAGTGGTCGTAGATTATATACAGATGAAAATCCAAAAGATACCGTTAGCATAAAATTTGCTACACCAACAGATGCTAGGAAGACCGTAGCAAAAGTAAAAAAGGTTAATAAACCTTACGCAAGAAAAATACAGATTTTAACAGTTATGGAGCAACGTGCCAAAGTTATGGGAAAAACAGAAGTTGTGAGCATAGCAAAAAAAGCAAAGGAAAGTTTAAAGAAAGCCAATGAACGAAAAAAGAAAAAGGTGTAAGACTTGCGAATGTTACGATTGCGATTGCGAAGAATGCTCATGCGATTGCCATCATAATGATAGAGTTCTTACTGATCTTCATGATCGACAAGGAAATAGTCAATCAGACACAAAGATTTAAAAGCATTGACACATGCTTGTATTTCGCAGAAAAACTGCATAACCAACCCCAAATACCAACAGAGGATGGAAATAAAAGAATAACTGCATATTGTAAACCTGTAAGGAAGTAAAATGTTAGCAGAATTAGCAGCTGCAAATGCTGCCTTCGGTGTAATCAAAAGTTTCGTTTCCAACGGAAAGGAACTAGCTAGTTGTGGCAAACAAATTTCTGATTTTGTTTTCGCTAAAGAGAAGATAGAAAAAGAAGTAAACAAGCAAAAAGCTAAAGGAGTTGGAGGTGGAGATTTAGAAGAGTTCATGGCTCTAGAGGAGCTAAGACAAAAAGAAGAAGAACTCAAACAAATAATGATATATGTGGGTAGACCGGGATTATGGGCAGATTGGCAGAAGTTTCAAGCTCAAGCAAGAAAAGCTAGAAGAGAACAAGAAAGACTAGATCAGAAAAGAAGAGAAGAGATTATGACAGTGGTGCAATGGGTTGTTGGAGTCTCTTTAGCCTTTACAGGATTCGTAGCTGTGGTATACTATGCGGCAAAGTGGGCGGGTAAAATATGATGCAATGGATATTAAAATTATTTCAAAAACAAGGTGATTTATCAAAGCATAGACTTCATACAACTAAGTATGAAGATTTATGTATGTAAGGGGATATTATGGCATTAGCAAAATCTCAAAGGAGTTTGAAAGCATGGGGTAAACAAAAGTGGAGAACCAAATCAGGTAAACCTAGTACACAAGGACCAAAAGCAACTGGCGAACGTTATTTACCTTCAGCGGCGATTAAGGCTCTTTCTGCCAGTGAATATGCCGCCTCTTCGGCTGCTAAACGAAAAGCGAAGAGAGCAGGTAAACAGGTATCTAAACAACCCAAAAAGATTGCAAAGAAAACATCAAGATTTCGTAAATTTAGTTAAAGCGAAAGAATTAGAAAGAGCACGAAGATTACAGGAAAAGATAGATAATGATACAAGCACTGATAGGACCAATAGCAAATCTCGCAGGAACGTGGTTTCAAAACAAACTAGAAAAAACAAAGGCAGAAGGTAAAGCAAAAGTAGCAGAAGCAAAAGCTAGAGCAACTGTAGCTGAGAAAGTAGCTACAGGACAAATAGAATGGGAAGGCAAGATGGCTGATGCTACAAATGATTCGTGGAAAGACGAATTTGCTTTAGTGGTATTACTAGCACCTGCAATACTTGTTTTCATTCCGGGTATGAGAGAATATGTACAACACGGATTTGAAGTGTTAGCAACACTACCTGATTGGTATCAATACCTATTGTATATAGCTATATCTGCATCATTTGGTATCAAAGGTGTAGGTCAAGCAGCTAAGATGTTGAAAGGTAAAAAGTAATGACTAAAATTATTGAAACAAATTTTGGAACATTGGTTAATCCGGAGAGAGTAGCCAAAGGTAGTGCATCTCCTGTTACAAAGCAAGGAGCATTTTATATATTCTCAATTAGACTTGATGCTGACGATGTAAGAGAGTATTCTTTTACAGACAGAACAAGAGCAGAGAATATGAGGCATATACTAATTAGTCATCTAGCACAAAGAATATTAAAAAGAGCATGAACCTCAAAACCTTGACATTTTTAAAGCTATCTGATATAACAAGTAGAATATCTGTATATTTTTGGCATAAACACGTAAAAGAACTGCGTAAGCAGCAATACGAGCAAGGACTAAGACCATGAACATAGATAAATTAAGAGAAGAAGTTACTTTTGACGAGGGTGTGAAATATGAAACATACCATTGCAGTGAAGGGCATTTGACCGGGGGAATCGGACATTTGATTACTGAATGGGATGAAGATTATTACGATAAGCCTATAGGAACTCCTATATCAGAAGAACAAGTTAATGAGTGGTTTGCAAAAGATATAGAAGTATCTATTAACGATTGCAAAGATTTGTTTAATAATTTTGAGGTTTTACCTGAAGATGTACAAAGAGTATTGGCAAATATGTCTTTTCAATTAGGCAGACCAAGATTAGGCAAATTTAAAAAGATGATTGCTGCAGTAGAGATACAAGACTTTGCTGAAATGGCAAATCAGATGGAAGATTCAAGATGGTTTAGACAGACCCCTAAAAGGGCACAACGTTTAATTGAAAGAGTAATTAGACATGGAGTACCTTCATGAAGAAAAGAGAATTAACAGATAGACAAAAAAAGTTTTTAGAAGTTTTATTTGAAGAAGCCAATGGCGATCCAGTAAAAGCAAAAATGATTGCAGGATACTCAGAGCATTCTTCTACATCTTCTATTGTGGCTACAATGAAAGATGAAATCATGGATGCTACACAACTTTACATGAGTAGAAATGCACCTAAGGCTGCAGTGGCTATGGTTAGTGGCATAGATGATCCAACACAGTTAGGTATTAGAGATAGATTAGGTGCAGCAAAAGAATTGCTTGATAGAGTTGGTTTGATTAAAACTGAGAAAGTACAAGTGGAAGCATCAGGTGGAGTAATGTTATTGCCACCAAAGAAGAAGTAATGGACAGAAGTTTAGGAAAGTGGAAGTTACCACAACCAACAGATTTAAAAGACGAAGAAGAAAAAGAGTGGATACAAATACCACGAATAGCAAGAACAGTACCCTTTGGGTACGTAATAAATAAAGAGGATTCTGAACTGCTTGATCCTGTGCCTTATGAGTTAGAGGCTTTAGAATTAGCTAGAAAACACGTAAAACAATTTTCTTATCGTGAAGTAGCTAATTGGCTAACAACTAAAACAGGAAGAGATATATCTCACGTAGGATTAAGAAAAAGATTAATGCATGAGCAACAACGTAAGAACAAGGCTAGAACTCTTAGAAAATGGTCCGAGTACGCCCAGAAAGCAATCGAAAAAGCGAAAACCATCGAAGAAAGTAGAATCGGAGCAAAAGCCTAGAGTTATAGAAGATATTGAAAGCATACCTGTTGAAGAACAGAATGTTGTTTTCAAACCAAACGAAGGACCTCAAACAGAGTTTCTTGCTTCTCCTGAAAGAGAAGTTCTCTATGGGGGTTCTGCAGGTGGTGGTAAGTCATATGCTATGTTAGCAGACCCACTACGATATATGAGCCATCCACAGTTTAGTGGATTGCTACTAAGACATACGACAGAAGAACTAAGGGAACTTGTTTGGAAGTCAAGAGAATTATACCCTTTAATATACAAAGGTATAAAGTGGTCAGAAAGAAAGATGCAATGGGTAGCTCCATCAGGTGCAAGATTATGGATGTCCTACCTAGACCGTGACGATGATGTATTAAGATATCAAGGTTTAGCTTTTAGTTGGATAGGCTTTGACGAATTAACTCAATGGGCAACACCATTTGCGTGGAATTACATGAGATCGAGACTCCGTTCTACTGCTCCTGATTTACCAGTGTATATGAGGGCAACAACAAACCCGGGAGGTCCGGGTCATCAGTGGGTTAAGAAAATGTTTATTGACCCAGCACCATACGGGAGATCATTTGATGCCACAAACATTGAGACAGGAAAAGTTCTTAAATATCCTGACGGACACGAAAAGGCAGGTGAAGCATTATTTAAAAGAAGATTCATACCTGCTAGACTATCTGATAATCCATATTTATCAAGTCAAGGAGACTACGAAGCGATGCTTCTTTCCTTACCTGAACACCAACGTAAACAGTTGCTTGAAGGTGATTGGGATATTAAAGAAGGTGCTGCTTTCACTGAGTTTAATAGGGATGTGCATGTTGTTGAACCTTTTAACATTCCAAGAAATTGGGTTAAGTTTCGTGCATGTGATTATGGTTATGGGTCTTATAGTGCTGTGTTGTGGTTTGCTGTTTCTCCAGATGAGCAACTTATACTATATAGAGAGTTATACGTTTCTAAAGTCCTTGCCACAGATTTGGCAGAAATGGTACTAGACTTAGAACAAGAAGATGGTAATATAAAATATGGTGTACTTGACAGTTCTCTTTGGCATAAACGTGGCGATACTGGTCCTTCGCTTGCTGAACAAATGATTATGAGAGGATGTCGTTGGAGACCATCAGACAGAAGTAAAGGTAGTCGTGTGGCTGGTAAAAACGAAATACATAGAAGACTACAAATAGATGAGTTCACAGAGAAACCTAGAATGGTATTTTTTAATAATTGCACTGAGACTATAGCTCAGATACCTGCAATACCTCTTGATAAAAAGAATCCTGAAGATGTGGATACAAGAGCAGAAGATCATATCTATGACGCATTAAGATATGGTGTAATGACTAGACCTAGATTTAGTATATTTGATTATGATCCTATGGGTGTACCAAAACAAAATATGCCCATAGCTGACGCAACGTTTGGATATTAATATGGCAGAAGAAGACATTCCTATGGAGGTAGAATCAGTATCTTTAGAAGATAGTGAGGATACAGCAAAAACTGATGAGGGAACAAATAATATGATCCCATTCATCATGGGTAAGTATTATAAAGCTGATGACTACCGAGATCAAGATGAACAGAGATGGTTGAAAGCGTACCGAAACTATAGAGGTCTCTATGGTTCAGATATACAATTTACTGAGGCAGAAAAATCTAGAGTTTTTATAAAAGTAACAAAGACAAAAACATTAGCAGCCTACGGTCAGATTGTTGATGTTTTATTTGCAAACAACAAATTTCCGTTGAGTATAGAGCCAACGGAGTTACCAGAAGGAGTAGCAAAAGATGTTTCATTCGATCCTAAAGAACCTGAAGGAATGGGTAGTAATCTCATGGAATCACCTTATGGATTTCGTGGCGATGGCATGGATTTACCTAAGGGAGCAACTGAGAAGAGTTTACAAGAAAGGCTTGGTCCTTTGCAAGAAAAGTTGTCAGAAGTTGACAATCTTAAAGAAGAAGTTGGTAAAACGCCTACAGCGATAACATTTAGTCCTGCCATGATAGCAGCTAAATCTATGGAAAAGAAGATCATGGATCAGCTTGAAGAATCAGGAGCTAACAAACATTTAAGAAGCACAGCATTTGAGATGTCTTTATTTGGAACTGGGGTCATGAAAGGACCTTTTGCAACAGACAAAGAATATCCTAATTGGGGTGAGGATGGTGAATACGATCCAATATTTAAAACTATACCTCAAGTGTCTCATGTATCTGTATGGAACTTTTATCCTGATCCTGACGCAACAAACATGGATGACGCTCAGTATGTAATTGAAAGACATAAGATGTCTAGATCACAATTAAGAGCGTTAAAAAAGAGACCTCATTTTAGAGAGCAAGTTATAGAAGAGGCTATAGCTGCTGGAGAGAACTACGTAAAGAAATCTTGGGAAGACGATCTCTCTGATTACGTATCTGAACATGACATTGAAAGATACGAAGTGCTAGAGTATTGGGGTAATTGTGATGTTGATATGTTAATAGAACAAGACATCGAAATACCAAAAGAATTTGAAGCTCTAGACGAAATACAAATAAATGCATGGGTATGTAACGGTAAACTTTTAAGAATGGTTATTAATCCATTTAAACCAGCAAGAATACCTTATGTAGCTGCACCATATGAACTAAATCCGTATTCATTCTTTGGTGTAGGTATAGCAGAAAACATGGATGATACACAGACATTGATGAATGGCTTCATGAGAATGGCTGTTGATAATGCTGTATTATCAGGTAATCTTCTTATAGAAGTTGATGAAACAAACTTAGTGCCGGGTCAAGACTTATCTGTCTATCCGGGAAAGGTATTCAGAAGACAAGGAGGTGCTCCGGGACAAGCTATCTTTGGAACAAAGTTTCCTAATGTAGCTGGAGAGAACTTACAGTTGTTTGATAAGGCTAGACAATTAGCAGATGAAAGTACGGGTTTACCTTCTTTTGCTCATGGTCAAACAGGTATATCAGGGGTAGGCAGAACTGCTTCAGGTATATCTATGTTGATGAATGCTGCAAGTGGAAGTATAAAAACTGTTATTAAAAATGTAGATGACTATCTACTAAAACCTTTAGGTGAAGGCTTATTTAAATTTAATATGCAGTTTGATTATGATCCTCAAATAAAAGGTGACTTAGAAGTAAAAGCTAGAGGCACAGAAAGTCTTATGGCTAACGAAGTTAGATCACAGAGACTTATGCAATTCTTACAAGTATCTTCTAATCAAGCACTTGCACCATTTGCAAAATTCCAATATGTTATCCGTGAGATAGCTAAAGCTATGGATTTAGACCCTGACAAAGTTACAAACAATATGGATGAAGCTGCTTTACAAGCAGAGTTAATGAAAGGATTTCAAGGACCCCAACAAGCTCAAGGTGCTCCAGCAGGAACAGACCCTAGCGATCCGACAGGAGCAGGTGGAGGAACAATAGGTACGGGAGTAGCACCAACACCACAAGAGCAAGGATTTACAGGAAGAGATCAAAGTGGAGAACAAGCAAATACTCAGCCAACTCAAGGCGTTGGTCAACAACCCCAAGGTAATCCAACCGTTCAATGATTACTTGGATTATAAGATTAGTGAACAGCATAAAATTATGGAACAATCTGAAGATTTAATTACATTACATAGAGCACAAGGATATATAATGGCATTAAAAAGATTAAAGATGTTACGAGATGAGGTAAATGCAAAATAGTTTAAATGATCAGATGAATACTTTGTTTAAGCCTAGTAATGTTCAAACGTTAGATGAAACAGTAGACGATTTTAAAGAAATAGGTACAGGTGTTCTAACAGGAACAATAGCTATTCCTTCTGATATTGTAACAGGTGCAGAGATGGCTAATACTTTTTTAGCTGACTACACTAACAATCCTATGGCTATGTTATTAAAAGATAACTTACAGACATTAGAAAAACAATATGGCAGAGGAGCATTTGATAAAGGATTTGAAGAGATAACAGGAATAAAATCAGATGTAACAAATCCAAATCAACTTGTAGGAGAAATACTTTCGCCAACAGGAGCTTTTTTAACTCCTTTAAAATTAACAAAAAAGTTATCTGATGCTGCATCGGGTATATACGATACAATAAAAAATACACTATCTAAGAGTGATTTCGTAAAAAGTGATTTAGTTACTGAGGGAGCATATACCGATCCTATCATGACTATGCCTAAAAAAGAAATAGATATAAATAGACCTAAAATAGATTTAAGCACAGTTTCTCCTGATTTAACATCATCTAAAAAATACATTGAAGCTGAATCAAATGCTATACAATCAACTGAAAAGTTTAGCAAAACACAAAAAATAGGAAAAGATGGTGCTTCATATGAAGATTTATCTTTTGAACAAAAACAAAAATTATATGATGACACAGGAATATATAGAGGAGAAGACGGTAAGTTAAAAACAAATATAAGTATGAAAGAAGTGTCTTTAAAAGATGAGGCATTTGAAGAGTTCTCTGAAGCAGCAGATTTTGGGAAAATAAAGTTAGTACAAGAAACTACATTAAAAAATATAATTAATCATGCTGACTTATTTAAAATGTTTGATAAAAGAATAGCTATAGATAAAACAAACGCAGGAGTATACGAAGACTATTTGCCTAGCACATACGGTCCTATAGGGGATGTAAGAATTAAAGTAATAGAGGAAGATTCTTTACGAAAAGAAATAGGAAAAGGTGGAGCTTTTGCAAGTTATGATCCTGTATCTGATATTATTTATGTTCCTAAAAGAGCTACTCCAAGAGAAATGCTAAGTTCAATTATTCATGAAGTACAACATGCTATACAACATAGACAAGGATTTCAAGGGGGAGACAGCACATTAAGGCATCTTCCGAAAGGATATTTTACAAAATATAAAGACGTGCAAAATCAGATTAAAAATTCTGAGGAATATAATCTTTTAAGTAGCAATTTTAATAGGTCAGAAGGAAAAGTAATAAATCCGAATATGGAATGGTTAAAACCATCTGTTGATGCTACATTTGAAGATGCCATGACAGTGTTTTGGAAAGCTAATAATGATCCTAAATATTACGCAAACGCAGCAGAGTATGAATCTGGATTAAAAGAATATTTAGCAACTCATAGAGAAGAATTTGCAGATGATATGAGAAATACACTTATACAATTAGCAAAAAGAGAAGCTCCTACTTATAATAAATATAATAAAATTAACTTGAAAGTTGATAAAGGAGATGTGTCCTATGGTTATTTAGATAGTGGAGAAATGGTAAAAGAGTATGAATTTACTGCCGGAGATATAGCGTTAATTAATCATCTTAGAGAAGGTGGGGGTAAGTCAAAAGGTAATATTATGTATACAAACGATCTTGCAAAACAAGAGCGTATAGAGTACGGAGCAGATAGAGCACCTACTCCAGCAAGTTTAAATACCGTTATTAGTACTAGAAAAGTCAATTTTGAAAATCATATGAAAATGTTAGCTAGACTTAATAAACAACAAACTCAATTGGATAATATATATAACATGGCACGAAAAAGATATATTAATTCTTTTGGAGAAAAAGAAGCTAGATATGCTCAAATGAGATTAAACAGTCCTGATTTAAGACCTGCAGATGATATGTTTTTTAGATTAAGAGGAAAAAGACAAGGTAGAGAATCAGTAGACGTAGTAGCGAGTGAACGAGGAAACACAAGTATGCAGAACCTTTCTCCCATAACTCAAGAAATAATATTTATAGATAATCCAAATACAGTAAAAAATTTATTCTTAAAAGACACGAATATGGCACAAGAATTAGGAGGGCAGATTAGAAATCAAGATTTTAGAGCACCTCGACTAAGAGAAGGAAATGCATCTAATATACCTGATCCAATATCAATTGATGAGTTAAATTCTGTAAGAAAAGAAATATATAATCTAACTCAAATGAGATATAAAGATTTGCCTGAAGAAATAACTGTATATAGAGTAGGTAAGTTAAATCAAGAGGATGGTATTTCCTCTTTTAGTTTAGACCCTAGATATAATGTAGAGACAAATTTACCTTGGCAAAAAGGGCAAGATCAACCATTAATTTCATACAAAGTAAAAAAATCAGACATATTAGCCTCTCCTGATTTTGCAGAGGGCATAGGTAAAGGAAGAAAGTTTGACGAAGAAGAAGTAATCATAGATAATGATAAAGTTAAAATAAAGGAATAAACATGACTGAAATTAGAGATATGTCAAAGCTGATAGAGGCAGCTAAAAAAATGGGAATAACTGAAGAAGAGTTAAGAGCTTTTTTACCTTTGATGCTTGAAGTACAAGATGAAAAAAATAAAAGTAAAGGTAAAGCTAAAGGTGGAGACATAGGAAAACAAATGGAAATGTTTCAAGATGGTGGTCTTAAAGATGAGGGTGGAACAAAAGACCCTGTATCAGGCAATGATGTACCTCCGGGAGCTACGCAAGAAGAAGTAAGAGACGATATACCAGCACAATTAAGTGAAGGGGAGTTTGTATTTCCAGCAGATGTGGTAAGATATATTGGTCTAGAGAAGTTAATGACTATGAGACAAGAAGCAAAGATGGGTCTCAAGATGATGGAAAAGATGGGTCAGATGGGTAATTCAGAAGAAGCAACCATGCCTGATGATATGCCATTTAGTATAATAGACATTGAAATAGCTGAAGATGATGACGAAGAAGAAGATAAAGATAAAACAATAAAAGCTAATACTGGAACTTATGTATCACCTCCAATAGAAGAGGCTACTCAATCATTTAGATATACGCCTACATCAAATCAACCAAAAGAGGAAGGAAGAGCAACCTTTGCTAGTTTAATGGGAAATGTAGGAGGTCCTGACGAGTATAAAACATTTATAAATGATGAAGGAGTAGAGATACAAGTTCCTTTTAAAAACGGTGAAATATTTACTGGATTTACTGTGCCTGAGGGATTTTATCTCAAAAAAGAAGAAGAAGTGGAAACTAAAAAAGTTTCAAGTGCAAAAGTAAAGTCTACATTAGATGACAGTGACGGTGGAGAAGATCGTAGTTTAACAGAGCAAGGCTACAGAGAAGGAGCTAATGTTACTTTCATGGGTGGAAGAAACGTTAATGGTAAACGAGTAGGCTCTAGAGATATTGGGGTTGTTATAGATATTCCGGGAGGCATCACAAAAATGGGTGGTGTAGCAGGAGCTATGATGGCGGGTGTAACAGGCAATTATCCTAAAGGAACTATGATGGGTATTAGCCTTAAAGGAGACCCTGAAACAATTAGATATGTAACACCTGAAAAATATAAAGAGTTAATAAATGACCCTCGAAAAGGAGATGACTTTTTAAATAATATGATTAAGTCTAAGTCAATAGAAGACGATGTAAAGTCTATATCTAAAGATACAAGAATAGACGAGAAGTTGACTAAAGACCAAGACTTTATGAAAGGATTAGATGCTATTCCAACAGGTATAAGAGAAGAGGCTTTCAAAACACCTACAGTAGAAAGTGGACCTGCTGTTCCATCCTTAGATGCACCTGACTTAACTACAAAGGCAGGAAGAGACAGTACTTATGCATCTAAAGAGCAACAAGACGAGGCAGAAGATCAAGGTTTTACAGAAACAACTTCGTCTGGAGAATCTTTTGGTGAAAGTGGTTATGGACAGGGTGCAGGCTCTTTTGGTGGCATAGGAGATTTTAAACAAGGTGGACTTGCAAAGAAAAAGAAAAAGACTAAAGTTAAGAAAAAGAAGCGAAGTGGATTAGCTTCTAAAAAATAATCCAAATATGTACTAGCTACTTATCCCCCGAGTGATGGCTACGATAACCCTAGGAGTAAAAAATGGCTGAACAAGCTAAAGTAATGGTGGAAGATGCGACACCAAAGAAAAAAGCATTTATGAGTAGACCGTATTCTCAAGACGAGAGAATAAAAAAAGATGAAGCAGAATTAGAACAGCTTCTCAAAGATCAAAAAGGTGAACAAGAAGCACCTACTGAAGAGGTCAAGGAAGAAGAGCCCACAAGTGCCGAAGAGAAAACGTTTAAAAAACGTTATGGCGATTTAAGAAGGCACACTCAAGAAAAAGAAAAAGACTTTCAAAAGCAAATAGACGAACTGAAAAGTCAGTTGTCTCAAGCTACCACGAAGGAAATGAAGTTGCCTAAGTCTGATGAAGATATAGATGCATGGGCAAAAGAGTATCCTGATGTAGCCAAGATTGTTGAAACAATAGCTATGAAGAAAGCTAGAGAACAATCAGAAGATTTAGAAAAGAAACTTAAAGAGATAAATGAGTTCAACCAAACTACTAAAAAAGAAAAGGCAGAGGTTGAACTAATGAAAATACATCCTGACTTTGATCAAATCAGAGAAAGTGATGATTTCCATAATTGGGCAGAAGAACAGCCGAAATGGGTGCAAAACGCTTTGTATGAAAATCAAGAAGATGCAAAGTCAGCGGCAAGAGCAATAGACCTTTATAAAGTAGACAGAGGTATAACTGCTAATAAAGCGTCTAGTAGTGATAAAGAGGCTGCAACTCAAGTAAAGACAAAAGCATCAAAGACTAATCCTACAGTTGATGGTACAAAGAAAATAAAAGAATCTGATGTACAAAAAATGTCAGCTAATGAGTATGAAAAAAAATCTGATGTAATTATGGAAGCAATACGGTCTGGCAACTTTATATATGACGTATCAGGCTCAGCTAGATAGGAATATAATATGTCAAAATTTTATGTTCCTAAAGAAAAGGAAGAATACTTAGCACCTTTTGGTCCTATAATGGGATATAAGGCAATGTCGGATTCATTTATTAAAAATATGAATGAAGCAATGAGTCCTGATTTGGAAGATTGGTCTGACAAATTAGTAGGTAAAGTTAAACAAGAATTAAAGTTTGATAAAAAAATTGAACAACTATTCTTAAATGAATTTTCTCAGTTTATTGGTAAGTTAAATAACTTTGCAGAATACAGACATTCTTTTGGTGCTAAAAAATTAGATACTAAAAATAATAATTATGGTGTTCAAATTGCCTCAGGGTGGTTTGTAAGACAATTTGAAAATGAATATAACCCAATCCATATACACACAGGTGCAAGAATGTCTTGTGTTGGATACTTATCTTTACCCGACGGTATTGAAAAAGAATGGGAACAAGACTATAAAGACCATCATCCTGCAAATGGACATATACAATTTGTACACGGTACTCCATCAGGATATAGTCAAACTAATTTTATGGTTAAACCACGAGTAGGAGATTTTTATGTTTTTCCTGCAAAATTATTTCACTGTGTTTATCCATTTAAAACTAAAGGAGAAAGACGTTCCTTTAGTGTTAACTTTAACTTTATTGAAGTTCCTAAAGAAAAAGTTGACAAGTAGTTATTTATAGGTATAACTATATGTAACTAAATATGTAATATAACCCCATGTTTGGACACTTATATTACATTTTACATGACTTTAAAGATTACCCAATTATGTGAGCCTACTGAAGACTAGCTATCTAACGTACAACCTCAATGCATGAATGGTCCTTATAAAGTAAAATGACTAAAAATAGCATACCTTTGTATGTGTGTGATAAATGTTATAAAGGAGATTATAATGGCATTTACAGCAGCATCAGGTTATGGTAATCTACCTAACGGTAATTTTAGTCCTATTATTTACAGCAAACAGGTGCAACTTGCATTTCGCAAAGCATCTATTGTTGACGCAATCACTAATAACGACTACTTTGGTGAAATTGCTAATATGGGCGATTCTGTTAAGGTTATCAAAGAACCTGAAATTACCGTCAAGTCTTATGCTAGAGGTACAACTATTACACCTCAAGACCTTGACGATGAGGAGTTCTCATTAACCATTGATAAAGCTAACTACTTTGCTTTCAAGGTTGATGATATTGAAGAAGCTCACTCTCACGTAAACTTTTCTTCACTAGCAAGTGACAGAGCAGCTTACAGACTATCTGACCAATTTGACCAAGAAGTTCTTGGCTATATGTCAGGTTTTAAGCAATCAGCTATACATGGTGTAGCAGACACTGTAAATACTACCGTTAATGGTGTAAAAGCAGTATCAACTGCATCTGATGGTGCTAACTTAGTTGGTGCAGAATTATTAGCTTCTATGTCAATAGATGCTTCTGATTTTACCCAAACTGATGGTACAGCAGGAACAGCTAACCAATCTATTGGTCTTGAGCCAAGAGCAGGTGGAGCAACTGCAGCTAAATCAGGCACTACAGGTAATGCTTTTCCTTTACAGGTTATAGCACGTATGGCTAGATTATTGGATCAACAGAATGTTGACACTCAAGGAAGATGGCTTGTTCTTGACCCTGTATTCATTGAAATTTTAAAAGACGAAGATTCAAGACTTTTAAATTCAGATTTTGGTGGTTCAGGATTACAGAATGGTCTCGTTCTTAATAATCTACACGGTTTCCAAGTTTATACATCTAACAACCTACCTACATTAGGCACAGGTCCTTCTACAACAGGTGGTTCAAATGCTTCAAACTTTGGAATCATTGTCGCTGGACACAGTTCAGCAGTAGCTACTGCCGAGCAAATCAACAAAACAGAGTCTTATAGAGACCCTGATTCATTTGCTGACATTGTTCGTGGTATGCATTTGTATGGCAGAAAGATTCTCAGACCTGAGGCAATCGTTACTGCTGCTTATAACTTAGCGTAAGGGAGGTATAAATGGCTACAATTACGAGTTTATTATTACCTGCTCACGGTAATAGTTCAAGAGGTAGAGTACCTTATCAAATACAGAAGACTATTGATCTAACTGCACAAGCAATTTCTTGTACAGCAGGTGACGTAGTTCAGTGCTTAACAATTCCTGCGAATACTAAAATAATTGCGGCAGGTTTTCAAGTTGTTGAAAGTGCTACTATGAATACAGGTACTAATGCTACTGCAACTTTAGGAGCAGCAGATGCAGATGAATATGTAACTGCATTTGACATTGATGGTGCTGCAGATGGAGCTTATGCTCCAAGTGTAACAGTATCAGCAGATGTTGTTCTATCTACAGCAGATACGCTTGACCTTACTTTCGCAGGAGATGGTGCAACCTTTACTGCAGGTAAGATAAGAGTCTATGCGATATTAGCTGATGTCAGTGACATGGGTGGCGATGGTTTCAACGCTGATGAAGTTGACAGAGACACTTTAGCATAACTTATTTTTTATAAGTATATGTATGCGTTCAGAGGGGGTGGGGTGACTCATCCCCTTTTTATTATAAGGATAATAACATGGCAGTAACAACAGCTTTGTGTACGAGTTTTAAAAGTGAATTACTTGGTGGTATTCATGATTTAGACTCTCATACAATTAAACTAGCTTTAATAAAACCTTCTTCTTCAGGAACATATGATAAGACTACAACTAATTATTCTGATGTAACTGGAAACTCAGACGAGACTACAGGAACTAACTATTCTGCAGGTGGACAAACTCTAGATAACATATCTATTTCTAGTGATGCATCTTCAGGTAGAGCTTTTGTTGACATAGACGATGAAGTATTTTCTAACGTAACGTGTCAAGCTGAAGGCTGTATTATTTATAATTCAAGTGCTTCTAATAAAGCTATAGCAGTAATAAGTTTTGGTGGTACAATATCTGCAACAGCAGGTGACTTAACCGTTCAATTTCCTGCAGTAGGTTCTGGTGGTGCAACTGCAATCATAAGATTAGACCCTCCATCTTAATAGGTACATAAATGGCATTTATTTTATCGGATAGAGTAAAAGAAACGACTTCTACGACAGGTACAGGCACGTATACACTTGCAGGTGCTTCTACAGGATTTGAGTCTTTCGGTTCTATTGGTAATTCAAATACAACTTATTATTGTTGTACAGATGGTACTGACTTTGAAGTAGGTATAGGTACTTACACAGCAAGTGGTACAACTTTAGCTCGTACAACGATACTACAATCAAGCAATAGTGACAACGCAGTAAACTGGTCTGCAGGAACAAGAGAGATATTTTGTACTCTTCCTGCTGAGAAATCTGTTGTTAAAGATGCTAGTAATCATGTGTCTATCGGTGAAGATCAAGATGATATATCTTTAATAGTAGGTAAAGCACATATAGGTCATGTTGTACATAATGGTTATGGTGCTTTTTCTCATTATAATATGAGAAATTCAACTGGTGGCTATGCTTTATTACAAAGTTCTAATGGGCAAACTTTATTAAATGCTGCTTCAGGTCAAATATTACAATTCAGAAGAAATAATTCAGCTATAGGTACATTTGAAACTGATGGTACTTTAACACTTAATAATGGTGCAACTATTAATGGTGCTACGACTATTAATGCTGATACAAGTATTACATCTACGGCAGATGGAGGTCCATTATTATCACTTATTTCAAATGATCATAGTGATGCTACTAATTTTAATCAAGAAGGTGCAATTCAATTTTTTGCAGATAATGATGCAAATGAGTCTACTTTAGGTTTTAAAATGTATCATACTCTAGGAGATGTATCTGATGGCAATGAAGATGGTTGGTTATATTTAAATAACACCATAGATGGTAATAATGTAGGTGTTGCAGCATTTGGAAATGGAAATTTCTATTTGTTAGATAGCGATGCTGTAATATCATTTTTTCAAGCAAATGGAACAAGCTATAGTGTAGATTTGAGAGCACCAACACCTACGGCGGGTAGAACAATTACATTGCCTGACACCACAGGAACAGTTGTAACAACAGGAGATACAGGAACTGTTAGTTCAACAATGATTACTAATGGAACTATTGTTGATGCTGATATAAATGCAAGTGCAGCTATAGCTGGCTCTAAATTACAAGCAGCTTCTGGATCTAATGCTGGAAGTATG